GGACTGGCCGTGTCTTCCGACATGGCGTTACCGGCGTTCACGGTGAAACTCGTATTCGCTCCGGTCGCCGCAATACTCAAACCGCTGATATACCCCGCCAAGTATTGGGCTGGGATCGTGTCCACAGCTGGGACGGTCATGGTGACCATCGCGTTGCCGGACAGCGAGATAGCTGCGTTGGAGTTCGTGCTTTGGATGGTGAAGACCCGAGTCAGTGTCGGGCCGGTCGAGCTATACGAAAGTTGGGCGACTTCCCAATTGGCGCCATCTTCGATGATCGCATAGAAGATGTCGCCGTTGACAGCCCCAGCCGCTGCCGGAAGCTGATGCCCGAGTAACGCCGAGCCAACAGCAATATTGCCGGTCCCGACAGTTGGGGTCAGGAACCGGCAGCGGTCGAGGTATCTGTATGCCATGATCAGGCCGCCGTCAACACCAGGGCTGATGGGACGAACGAAGCAGTGACGCCCGTGGGCACCGACTGCTGGACGATCTTGCGCACCGAACCATTACCTGTGGTGGTATTGGTGCCGGCCACGGTGAAGTTGTCCGACGTGACGCCGGTCACAGTCTGGATGCCAGACAATGCTGGTGACGGAGGTGCACCGCCGAACTCGGTGGTGAAGACCACAGGATCATTGACCGAGTAACCGTGACGCGGCACGGTGATAGTGTTGCCCGGAGGTGCAACCGTCGCCGGCAGCCAAACGAAGTTGCCCAGGTAATCCCAATCGAGCAGATTGCCCGCCGAGGACGAGTCGTAGAGACCGAACGAGTTGACGGTTCCCCAAGACGAAAGAGCGGTGGGGAAGTTGATCTGAGAGGTGTTCGAGATGGTCGATGGACCAGAAGGCACTGGGGCGCCGAATGCCGAAAACGCGATGGTATCTCCAGAGACCGACCCAGCCAAGTTGTTACTCAAGGTGACGGATCCTGCTCCGCTGTTGACGGACAGGATGGTCGTCCCAGATGCGATGTTGGCCGGCGTGGTGCGATCGAAGACCGACATGCCCGGCTGTATCCAGGACGGCACGGGTGGCGTCATGGTGATCACAGGTTGTCCAGAAGATCCAGACCATCCCGAGGTCGGACCTGCGATTTGAGGACGGGCATACCCGGTGCCAGCGGTCGACACCTCGATGAAGCCGGTGCCGGAATCGTTGCCCACGCCTGTGAACAACGCCATGTAGACGGCGGGCACAGTCTGGGGCATAGCCGAACGCCCGGTCAACCAGTTAAGTTGACCATTGGCAGAATAGTCTGTTAATCCAGTCATCAGTTTCTCCTATTAGGTTCAAACTTCATGGGTACTCTCCCACGACCGGTTCAGGGATACATCTACATTCGTCGGCATCGCCGGGATGACCCCTCTTACCTTTTTCGTCGATCACCGGAGGGTCATCCCACCGGAAGAATTTTCCTTCGAGTGCCCTGTGGCGCGGTCGGACTCGACCATCCTTGGCCGTTCGCCAGATGTATCCCTCAGACCCCAAGTAGGATGCACGGACTTTGAGGATCTCGGTCGCCACATGGGCAACCTGTCTCTTACTCATCGTCTCGGCCCTGACGGATACCCAATGCGCAACGTCCTTCTCACCCGCCGCGATCTTCTCAGCAGCTTTGGTGGGGATGGACAAGATTGCCGTCACTTGCTCATCGATCATTCTCTTCTCGACATCACCTGTGTAGACGGTTCGAGCCTGAACCGCCAACGGACGATGCATCCCTTTGCTCTTTTTCGTCCAAGCAACGAGATCACGTCGGAGGATGTCGCTAACCATCCGGCGCGCGGTGAGTTCCGCCCACGGACGAATGAGATCGGCGTATCGATACAGAATATCCACAGCCTTGTGGGCTGGGACATCCTTGATCACTTCGCAGCAATGCCGAGCGATGGCGCGCAAAGATCTTGCATACCACCGATCCGTGTTACGCACGCCTCTCCATGGGCCGAGTTCTTCGGCCCTTTGCTTGAGACGTTCGACGAGTGAAGTCATCAGTACAGCGTATAGGTATTGGCGGCGGTCTTGCGAACCCGGCAAACCGCATATTGTGCCAGAGCCCCGGAGACCCCATGGAACGTCACGCCGGTTCCAGCGGTGACCGTCGTGCCGCCAGCGCCACCGGCTTCGACGGTGATCTCGCTACCGACCGTGAGGGCACCGCCCACTGAGTCTTGGCGAACGGTTGCGACGACCGCGCCGGCAGCAGTGAATCGAAGATACTTGCCGACATCCTTGTTACTGATGTTGTAGGAGGTCGTAGTGATGGGAGTCAACGGACCCCTGGCTGCCATAGCGTTGACGGCGGCCATCGCAGAATTAGTGATACCAAGATTGTCAAGGTTAGACGGCATGGACTCCTCCTTTGCAATGATCGCAATCACAGTGCGCATCGTCCGTGCACTGCGTATCCTCCCAAGTCAAGTAGGGATCAGGCGGGGGTGAAGGATCTGGCTCTTTTTCAGCAAACGCAATAAGATCCTTCATCACCGCTTGATAGGACTCGGGCACAAACCCCATCGAAGCAACGACCAAATCCTCGGCAACCAGAGCAACCTGATGAGCTCGAGGATATGACCATCCTGCCTTCATCAGCACATACTCAATCTCTTCGTGCTCATTCAACGGACGGTCGGGACACATGCCTCCGGTGCCACCACCCTTCTTCTCGACGTAGATGTAATCGGGAACCCGACAGTCGATGTAGGTGACCGTGCCATCCCGAGAAGAAATAGCCAGCAACCGAACATGGTGGTTTCGATCGATCCGACGAGAGGGAGATGAGTGCATCGAAAGGATTTTCTTCACCTGTTCGGCTGCGGATGTGCCCACCTTGGTCCGTAGGGAGGATATCAGACCAAGTGGGACAGCATCGTGATCGGCGGCCCGTTGCGGCGGTGTGGCTGGCGACCTCACAACGGGCCTACGAGGGACAGTGACGACCCCTCGATGGAAATGGAGATGTATCAAGGAAGAGTTTCCCAAGCGGTGTCATGGTCAATGTCGCTGGCCTTGACCAACGACTGACCCGTGGTCCCGCCCGGAGGAACCCCAAGCCCGACATCACCTTTCACCCCTTGGGCTCCTTGTTGACCAGGAGGTCCCTGTTGACCCGGAGGTCCTTGCGGTCCCTGCGGTCCTGGGGGTCCTTCCGATCCACCGGATGACTTATACCACCGAAATCCCATGTCACATCACCCCACTGTCAAGGAGACCAACGCTGCGTCCTTCGACATCACCTTGATGTCGGCCATAACCCCGTGGGTCCCTCCCTCGTTATCGTATATTGCCCCACTCTTGAGCAACGCACATTTCTCGCTATCGATCGCCGGTTCCACGTCGGCCCTACGACTGATCCATAGATCACCATCCCCGTAGTTGATCATGGACATCTTCCCAGCCGTCTTGAACCTGAATGTATGAATCTCCAGGGGAATTATCGTGACCGTGCAATGAGAGTCAACAGTGATCACTCGGGCCATCTAGGTCCTCCCTCAGGAATTGCCACGTATGATTGAAAGTCGAAGAGGTTTAGGCTCTGCTACGGGAGCGGCTCCAGATGGACGCGGTGGAGGCTTATTCTCACCGCCAATCTCCTCCCCTTCTTCACCCTCCTCACCCAATGAGGAAGTTTCTTTGGCCTCCTCCATCTGCTCTTCCATTTGCTCAGCCACCTCGGCTTGTGATGGCGGAACTCGATCATCAGCATTCTCAATATCCTCGTCGGTGATCTGCGTCCAATACCCGGTGAGGCTAGATTGCGACCGGAGTTCCTTGAGAGCTGTCTTCTCAGACGTCAATGCCGACTCCGTAGCGGCAATCACCATCGCCGTCGTCTTCTCGGCGATGATCGACTTCTGCTCTTCGGTCAATTGCCACAGGGGATTGAACGCGTAATCGGTCACGCCTTCGTCGTCGAGGCCTTCCGACCGGGCGATGACACGGATCGGTGTTCCGAGGCGTGGACGAAGATCAGTTTCCTGCCGTTGCTGGATGCCGTCGTAGTAAGTCACCATGTCGGACTCACCGGTGGCATTCATTCCCGCAGGAGACTGGCCAAAGAGTCGAGTGAGGGGAATATCAATCGCACCGGAGATTTGCTGACCGAACTGTAGAATAGTATCGGACACTCCGCTGAATGCGTATTGTTGTCTTTCAAACTTGTCGGCGGAGTCGATGACGAACATTCGCTCGTTGGCTTGCCAAAGCGAATTGTGCTTGATCTGGGCGATAAGGGCGTCATATGCCGGCCCTCCAGCAGCGATGATCTTACGCAATCCCTCAACAGAATAAGTGCGTATATCAGCACGATACATAAGCTGAGAAGCGCCTTGAGTAGCAGAGTCAAACGCGACCAGTCGATCATACAACCTCTCGAGAACAGACATGCCCCACATGTTCTCGGCGATCATCTGCCAATAAGGAAGCTCCACACCGACGAAACGGATCACACGGGAATGATGAACACGCAAGCGTGGCAACGCGGGAGCGTCCGCCGTGATGGTATAGAACCGGGGCTTGCCAAGATCCGCGTCGTCCATGTCGGTGACCAGATCTTCTAGCGACGGCTCGACCATCCAACGGTCGAGAACGAGGAATCCCTGCAATTGCCCTTTCTTGATCGTCTCGATGCGCAGCGGGGTCGAAACGTCTTGACCTTTGATCATCATGACGCACAGAGCGCCGCCGTAGAGGCGCGCCCACGTCATCGTCATCATGATCTGCTGCCACATGCCATAGCGACGGATGCCGTGCTTCAAGGTCTCAATCTTCTTGAGGTCCTGGATGCCGGTGAACTTGATGCCGCGCTTGCACATGTCCTGTGGAATGCAATCCACGGCTTTGCCCACGAGCCACGATCCGCGATACATCCACTCCAGCAAGGTGCGGATGCGGGTGATCGGGTTGAACCCATAGGTCCCTTGCGTGGCGTAGTTCTCTGCGCCAATACCAAGGCGTGCGGCGAAATTCTCGTAAGAATCGCCGACTCTAATTCGGATGCGGGGTTTAGGCGCTGCCACCACGGACCTTCATTAAAATCTCGGGGATGGACCCACGCGGCGCTTTCCGCTCGCCGTAGGTGTTGGTGAAGAATTCCCGCTCCTTGTCATCCAATGGAGCGAGACCAGAGCCGAGTCCTGAGATCCACGATCCGGTGAGCGGACCGCCCACGGACCCTCGATGCGATCCCGTAGCAAACGGGTTATCCTCGCCGAGGACATCGTCTCGCCGGCGAGGTCGCCAATCGTGAATGTAGATGTGAAGGGCCATCACTTCTTAGATTTCGTCGTCACCGGCGGAGGCGGGTCGCCGTTCTTCTCTTCCGGTTCCTTCTCCTCTCTCTGGGCCCGCTCTCGTTCCATCTTCTCCGACTCGGCGTTTTCTTTCTCGGTCCGAGTCGGGCCGCCGAGACTCGATGGATCTCTATCGTGAATGTCGGCCAAGGATCCGAGATTGGTATCGGTCGTCGTGTGAGGATTTCTCTCGTCGATCATGCTATTGTAGCTCCCATGCGTTTCAGGATCTGACGCAGGCGACGTTTCCGTTCGGGATCTTTCTCGACGGCATACATTCGCCTGATCTCTTTCAACGACGCCTTGCCACGTCCGCCACCTCCGGACTTCCCCCTGGCCTGGCCACTCCCCACGAACATGCCACCGGGATTGCGGGGATGCAGTCGCTCGGTGAATGGTCCGTAGTCGAGATAAATGTGAACAGCCATCACAACACCTTGTGGAGTTCATTCATGCGTGCCACGGAAGCGGCGGTGGGGACGACTCTCGGGAATGGGATGACGTTGCCCATAGGACCATCCCCTCCGTTAATTCTGCTAACCACAGGGGGTGGACTGGGGTCGGGCTTCGGCACCACCCTCGACATTTTCCCCAATTGCTCCCACACCTCGAGGCCGCGGTTCTGCGCCAAGCACCTGATCGCCAGAGCCAATCCGTAGACACAGTCGTCGAACGCGCCATCGGGACAGGTGTATCGGACGCCGGTTCGGGTGTACTCATACTCGAAACTCTCAAGCTCGCTGACGATCACGCCGTCAGGGAACGATGTCTCATTCTGCTGGATGGCGACCGCCAATCCTTCGAGCAATTGCTGCTTCGACGGACCGGTGAACTTGAAACCCTCGAAGTTACTACCTAACTCTTTCTGCAATAGTTCGACGATCGGGTCGCCGGCGCCAGTGGCATCGATTAGTGCCGGGAGAGTTCCGGTGATGCGCTGGATGGTCTTGATCGTGTCGTTCCACGATCGTTGGAACCTGTGGAACTCGGCAACCCTACCAGCCGAGTCGAGACCGATACCGACCGTGTAGTCTTTTGCTTTGGCGAGGTCCCATCCCCAAGCGACGACCGGGTTCCTGCTGAGCGGGAGGATGCAGGCCCTGATGAACTTGATGCCGAATGGATTTCCTTCGTCGTCCGATGGCTCTGCGAGGTAGAGCTCCCGGAAGACCGCATCAGGAAGTTGATGCTTGGCATCTTCGATTTCCTCCGCCGACAAGATGCCCGCCGTCACGGCATCATGGGCGATCATCTTGTGATAAGACATTCCGTCCGCCCCGCCCTCGGCTTTGCGGGCCAATGCGTAGAACCAGTTCTTGCGCCCTTTCACGTTGCCGATGATGCGGAGCGGTCCCTTGGTGGCGGTGAGGGTCGAACGGACAGCGTGCCACGCCTCTTGTCGGGTGCGCGACGCCTCGTCCATCACTGCGGCCCAGACATCTTCGCCGTAGAGGTTGTCGGGTTTCTCACCCGACTTGAACCACATGAACGTCTCTCTGCCAAGGAGTTCGATGGTCAGATCGGCGTTGTTGCACTTGATCAACTGCTTGGGCAATCCACGCTTGGCGCGGCGGAATGCGATCTCGGCTTGAGGATAGACCGGAGCCACCCACCAGAAATTCTGGCCCGGCTTTCCACCGAGTGCCTTCTCAAACAACCACGTCAGACATCCGATGGTCTTGCCGGTTTTGGTGCCGGCTTCGATCAAGGAATATCGAGCGGGCTTCCCCCTGTGGTCAAACGGATTGAATATCGCAGCGAGCTGCTTCGGATACATCCAAGGCCGGTGATATTCGAACTCCATCACTCAACGTCTTCGTAATCGGTGATGTCCGTCGCCTCGCCGTCGATGGTCTCCCCACCCGGCTTCTCCATCGGACTGCCGAACTCCATCGTGAACGACATCTTCGATCCGGGCGGTCCTTCGGGAGGGACAATCTTGTCGCCGTACTTCTTCGGCATCCTGGTCTTCATCAACCATTTGCGCACTTCGATGCGCAATCGCGACCGGTTGATGTGTTCCTTGTCGACCTTGCCCCGCTTCATATCGTTCTTGATGTTGTCGGCGATCTCGAGGATCTCATCCTCCATCACGTCCACGGCAGCTTGCTTGGCCAACGCCCATTTGTTCTGGAACTCGAAATCCGTCCGGAGCAGTTTATAGAACCGATCCCACCCGATGCCTGCCTTCTTGGCAACCTCTTTATTCTTGTATCCGAGGGCGGCGTATTCGAGGAGTTTTTCCTGGATCATCGGATGAACCGGGACCAATCCCTGTTCCGACTTGGGCTTCTTAACTACAAGCCCCCGAGCTTTACGGGCCTCCTGTCGAACACGCATCTTCTCCCTCCGCTTCACCCTCTTGGGATCGTTGTAAGTCTTACGATCCTTCGGCTTGGTGCGGATGGGCATCGAAGGTGATGGGCCTTTGAGTAAAGATCGGGCCAACAGACTAGCTCCGCCATTCGGCACCTTGTCTTGGGTGCCGTGAGAAACAGATTTGAGACGAACAGTCAGGCAAGCTCAAGATCGAAGATCGATAGCTCTACCGTGACGAGACTATTCATCATCTCCAACAAGGCCAAGCATCGGTCGCGCACCGCCATCTGCTCGAACCGAGCCTTGATCGGGTTCATCCT